GAGCTGCAAGAGCTTCTTGATTTGCAGGTATCGGTACTACGCTCCATTCAATCATATCCCATTCAAGAAACTGCATTATGGGGTGACCCATATTTCTAAAATCTAAAATTTCATCGCCTTCGGAAGTTTTCTCATTTGCCATGTCTGTATGAATGACCGCAGCTTTTACTGGAAGAAATCCGATGGAAGCTGCTTGTAATTCTTTGCGAGCTATAAGCCGGAAGATAAGTTCTGACTCTGGTGTCTCTCCATGAAACCAAGCTGTGGATCGTATTAGTCCGTTTTCTTTGTCTACTTCCAGACAAAGATTTCCTTCCGCATCCCTTGCAGAAGCAATGGGAAGATCATCAGTACGATGTGCAAAGAAAATTCGAGGGTTGCGTGTGTAATTTTTAAGGTGTGGTAAACAACCTTCGGGTTCTACAATGTCGCCATGACGATCTTTACATGAAGTTGAGACAATAAACTTTGCTGACATCTTGCTTGTATCAATTTCGGGAGCCGTATCTGACTGAGAATCCATTGCTAGAACGGAATCATGGTTCTCTAAAGTATGTACGAGGTTCCTAGATGCCGTAATTAGGCCACTAAACCCCATGTTCTTACCTTGAGTAAGAAGGATTTCTCTTCTTTTTCGAATAAAAGATAGGATATCTGCTGTTGTATCAAGCCTCATGGGATGCTCCTTGTGTGTTTTTATTGTCTGAAGGGGAAGACATTGGCTCTGGAACAGGCAAATGTGTACCACCTACAGAGGTTGAACCGGGTGAATTTGTATCTTTAGGGGAATTATTTGGATCTTTACCTACAGAAGCGGGAGGCCCAGATGTCATATTCATAGGAACAATAGGTTGATCGCCCCATTTATCTGCATAAGGTTCGCGTCCACGCATGAGCCGTACTTCGTTTGGTGTGATTGCTCCACACATTAAGTCTGTTTGTATCTGTCTTTCGGTTAATTCTGGATCTAAAGGAGTAACATCTTCCCACCAAACACGAAGCGAAGGATCATATTGTCGAGCTATTTTTTCTGTTAAGACTTGCCCCATGTATCGCATAAGCGGATTGATTGTCATTTGCATGAATGCAATGTAAGAAGCTATGAGTGATCCGTAGCTACTATCTTTTGTAAGTCCTACTACACTAGATGGTACACCAAAGAGGGCAAGAATATTGTCTCTTGTTTCTGATGCCGTTTCTCCAAAGAGCATAGAGTTAATCCCTAAAGACAAAGGAGTTACTTTTGCACCCGGAGGAACAAAAAGGGGTTTGTTTGTTTTGGTTTCGCCTGTGTACCTGTTTATAAACTTTGCTTCAATTCGTCTTAGGGCTTCGTCTGAAGGGTCTTGATATTTTCCATCAAACTCAACAGCTACCGTAGGGAATGTTCCGTTACGATAGGCATACCATCGTGAACGGTTAATCATATCCATTGTGTCAACCCACTGATTACCTGCGGTAAGAGGGCCAAAACCATCAATTTTTGAAACAGGAGATTTGTCTTTGAAGACAGTTACTTCATCTGCGGGAAGAAATATTTTTTTGTAGATACCTTCAACTGGCCGAACTTCCCATCCAATAATCGCTTGATTAACACCGGGAACAGGCCACATCCAATGAGAAGGAACAACCCAAATTGCAGAAGGGAGTCCAAGAGCGTTTTTCGGAGTCCACCAATAAGCCGATCCCGTGAGCTTAAAAAACATTACGGTTTCATACCAAAGGTCGTATGAAGTGTCGGGATCGTTAGGGTCTTTGATTAGCCGGAGTAGGGGGTGTTTGTCAGGAACAGGCTTTAAAGATTCGTGAGCAAGCAAAGGTATTAAGGCTTTATTTTTAATATGACGAAATTGTTTTTGTTCGTTTGCGTCATAGCTAACCCAAGAAATATTTGGAACAGTTGAAGCTATCTGTTGAGCTATAGCTCTAATAGCAATGTAAACCCAATGCTTATAGTTTCGCACTTGTTCAATGCGATAATCAGTCCATGAGCTGATAAAGGGTGTACCAGATGGACTAAAACTTACAAGGCTAGATAAGTCTTTGGGATCTTTGATGTCGGGGTAAGGAGCAAGCCCGTGAAAAGAATTCTGATCTAGCGGTGAAGGCTTCTTGCCACCCGGCTTTCTTGCAGAGGGTCTTGGGGTTGCTGCTTTTTTGCTCGGCTGTTTTGCCATAATTTTGAATCCGTGTTAAGGTTGAGGCGAAAATATTAGACTAAAAAAGGAGTTTTCTCAATGGCTGACAACTTTAAAAGGTTAAAAGATAAAATAAATAAAGCTTTGCAAGCGTACTTTGACGGATCAGATGATGAGGAAGATGATGCTGTTTTATTAAACGAGACTTCGTTGGGGTTTTCTAGAAGAGAAAGGAAGCTAGGAGACAAGAGCGTTTTGAATATTGTTACAACTTTGATTACTGAATATCAAAACAAGCTAAGAAAAGACTTAACGAATATTACAACCAAATATAAATACTTTAGACCTAACATAAAAAAGCTACCTAAAAATGCCACACCAGAAGAAAGGGCTAAAGCTAAGGTAGATTTTTATGCAAGCTATAGAAAAAAATTATTAGACGAGCTTTATTTACAATACCCAGAAATACGATCTAAGATAAAAGAGGGTAAGCCCACAGAAAATTCTTTTTCGCTTCCAGGGGTATCCAAAAATTTAAAAACTTATTTGGAATCTTATTTAAGCTCTGATGTACAAAGAGAATTAAAGTTAAGAGGCATAAGGCTTCCTTCTCTGGGGCAAGAAGAAGTTTTAATAGCTTGCAATCATTTCGGTTCAATAGGGTTTAGAAACGCTAGTGAAACTCAATTCAAATCTTTTGACTTAGAAGAACACTCGAGTGTGGTTTCCTCGACTTCCCCTAAAGACCCAGAAGAAGAAAAATCTTTGAATCTTGGTTTGTCTTTTTCAAATAACGATCCCGGGAATTGGCGTATAACCTCAGGAGCATTCTCAGGAAAAACTATAAAGCAAGTTGAAGCTTATATGAATCGCGAATCATTGGATTCGCTTTGGGATAAACTGCAAGTAGTTGGAAAGGCTGTTACAGCCAGTAGTGCTCAAATAGAACAACTCAAAAATGAAGTTGTTGATAAATACAACAAGTCCGTTAAAAAATCAAAAACCTATGATAAAATTGCAGCTTCTAAAAGAATTCGGTCATCTTTAAGTTCTTTGATTGCAGAGATAAAAAGAAAAGAGCTTCAACTTCAACGGTTCGATAAAAGAAGAATTGACATAAGTTTAAAAATAAAAACGGAAAGTTCCAGAATAAACCCCATTGCGACTAGAGCAATGAATTGGATTTTAGATACGCATCAAGCCATTCTTGCAAATCCCGATATTTTTCAATCAACCTTTAATAAGGTTTTGTCGCATAAACAAAAAGGTTTAAGTAAAGTTTTTGCTGCCGTTTTTAACGCTTATGCAGAGAAGACCAATCTGGTTGAAACTGCATTAGCCATGCAAGGCCTTTTAGCTAAAGACGAAGAAAGAGAAACCAATCCTTATTACACTACAAATCAATTTTATGTAGACAGAGGAGGTATTACGAGGCAAAAAGAAATTACAAGGTATAATCGTCCACGGAAAAATGAGGGAGGAGGATCTTCTTCTTTGGATGCTTATTCAGATAACACTTTTGATCCAGAACTTAACCCTAAAGACCAAGCAGGCATGTACGCAAGTAAAAGAATTTACAATAAAAATAAGACGCGAACTGTGGATAAAGAAGATTCACAAAGAAGAAGGGATGAGGATTTTGGTTTAACTGGAAGGTTTTCAATGTTGAAAGGGTTGGTTCATGGCATGAGTGTAGAAGACAAAGTTAAATTTAATAAACTCAAGGATGTTTTGAGGACTTTACCAAAGAAAACAACTAAGGAGTGGATAGTCGATCCGTTGACAGGAGAGCAACGATTGATGCGTAAGGGATCAAAGATGGGTCTGATGATGACTTATAATAAGCATGGAAAGTTGGTTTGGAGAGAATTTGATGTTTATGGAAAAGCAAGAAAGTCTTTGGGTGGAAGCTTGGAGCATTTGCGTCAAAAAGAAATTGATAAACAAAAAATACTTTTACATGCAGCAGAATCTATGCTTGAACAAGATCAGTTAAAGGACTCGAAAGCTACCGGAAATATTGCGTTACTCGGAGAAGCAGAAGAACAAGGAATTCATGTAGCTAAAAATAAAGTGAAAGGAATAAGCTTAGTAGATAAAAATAATGAGGAACTGCAAAAAGAAATTGAAAAATGGGCTATGAGAAGTGATGAAG